AGGAATTCATAGCGGAGATTGTGCGGACGCATACGGGCGGCTTAGCTGACCGCTTTATCTACGGCAAATTCGCCACTGTCGCCGCGGGTAGCTTGCCCTTTGATTCTTCCAAGCATATTCGGGAGTTGACTGATAAGGCGTTGATTGACCGGGTTAGTTATGGGGTTGACTTCGGCTGGAGTGCTCCTTCGGCGATTGTGGTGAACTGTTTTGACCCTGACGGCAGAGCCTACGCTGTGGATGAGTTCTATAAGCGGGAGACTACGGATGAAGAGTTAGCTAAGGCTGCTTTGGAACTGCAAGAGGAGTGGGGGAAGGGAACTTTTTGGTGTGACGCCCGCTTTCCTCAGTCGATTCTGAAGCTTTGCCGTGCAGGTCTAGACGCCAAGCCTTACACTTTCAAACGTGAGGATGGCTTGAGGGAGCTTGGAAGCCGTCTAACGCCTGCGAGTGATGGGAAGCCCCGCCAATTTGTGAGTAAACGCTGCGTGAATCTGATTAGTGAGTTGTTGGAGTATCGGGAAGACGTGAAGGAAAACGACCATGCAACGGACGCTTTGCGGTATAGTTTGCCGCTTGAGTTGGAAGAAAAGCCGTTCTTGTACGTGGTTCGGCGTTGAGGCTATAAGTTAATTTTTATAAGGTGTTGGCTTCGATAGGGTTGTTTCGTGTAGGCAGCTCTGGGGAAAGCGGTAAGCTTGACCTCTCCCACCCAGGGCTGCTTGGCTTGCTGTTTTCCCCATGGCTGACAAAGCTTTCGGGTCTGTTGCTGGGTTGACTGGAAATTCAGGTAATGAGGAAGGCAAGTTAGTTCATGAACGTGTAGCTTCGATTCTGCCTTTTTCTGTTACTGAGAAGATTGCCGATAAGCCGTTGCGGATTCGCGGTTTGGCGATGACTGCGGGTTTGTCGCGTAACTTCAACCTGTACACGTCTGAAGAGTTGGCGGCTTTTGCGGGGAAACTTCAAGCGGCACCTGTCTATCTTGAGCATGTTTCTGTCAATGACGCTGTTGGTAAGGTTACTAAGACGGAGTGGGATGGGCAGAACCTGCTTTATGAGGCGGAAATCTACGATGAGGAAACAGCCGCTAAGATTCGCAAGGGCTTAATTCGTCATGTTAGCGTGGGCGCTGACTATGAGACTCTTGATGTGACGGCAGGCGGCAAGGTTCCTCATGGCTTGCATAATGCGGAGATGTCGCTTGTGGCGGTGCCCGGTATTCCCGAAACTAACATCCAAGTTCTTGAGCGGCTCTGTGAGAGTTTGGCTGCGGGTAAGCAGCGTTTTCATCTTTCCGCTAAGATGCGGGAGATTTTGGAGCCGCTTGGTCCTGAGTTTCTGCAATGTGTTTTCTGTGGGCAGCCAGGTGAATACTTGGTTAGTCTCTGCACTTCTTGCGGTGATAACGCGCAAGCCGCGGTAGATGGTGCTGCTCACGAGCAGTTAGAGCCTGAGGTGCCTGGAGAATACTTTTTGGGTTTTGTTCAGGACCCGAATCTGTTTTTGGCTGAGCATTTTAGGACCGTCTGGCTCGACCATGCAAACGGTATTTTGGCTGTGATGGCTAAGACGCGCTCTGACCCTGCGGTCGAGCGATGCCAAGAGATTCTTTTCCTTAAGTCCAAGTGGCAGCCGAATACGGTTGCTGATTGGCTTCGCATTCACCCAGATTACACGGTTTCAGCTGGTGATTTGGGTCAAAGTAATGGAGTTGAAAATATGCAAAAAGAAGAGCTAAAGAACCTCGTTAAGGAGGCGTTGGAAGAAGCGGGCGTTGTTGAAGCTGAATGGGATACTGAATACATCAACAACCTGCCAGATGATGCTTTCGCTTATGTCGAGGACGGCGGCGAGAAGGATGAACAAGGCAAAACGGTTCCGCGTAGCCTTCGGCATCTGCCGTACAAGAACGCGGAGGGTAACTTGGATGCTGACCACGTGCGGAATGCTCTGGCGAGGTTAGACCAGACGGAGATTTCTGCTGAGGCAAAGAAGGCAGCGTTGAGGAAACTTTGCGCTGCTGCTGGCGAACTTGAGATTGAAAGCGCTGTTTGCAATTTGGATAGTGCAGCGGAGCGTCTGCAAACTGAGCTAGCTCAAACCAAAGAGAAGTTAACCCAGGCTAGCAACTTGGTTGAGAAGCTTAAACAGTTTGTGCCCGGTGTGGACTTGCTTTCCAATCCGCCTAAGCTGATGCCTGTTTCTGAGTGTCTAGAGCGGCTGGGGCGCCTAGAGTTGCCGAAGATGCAGGAGCGACTTTCGTTGGGTAATCAGTTGCAGGCTCAGAAGGTTCGCAAGGAAATCTTCGAGGTTAAGCAAAAGTACGGTGTTGCCTAATGGCGAAGGAAAAGAGCTTCTACGAGCTAAGCAAGTCGCAAGTACTTGACAATATGCAGCTGGCGGCTTGGCTGCGTTCCATCGAGGACCGCTTAAACAGTAAGGTGGTAACTGCATGATAGCGGTCCTTTTTTGCTCACAAATGTGGGGGAGAGTACCAAAAGACGAATTTTGGGAAATCTTGAAAACACTTGGAGATTGATTTAGGATGGCTGATAAAACTGGCAAGACATGGATGGCTGTAGGCGAGTCAGATGACCCTAATGCACTCATAGAATCTTTCGAGGCTGAAGCATCGATTACTAAAGGCTCACCTGTTTACTTGAGCGCTGACGATAAGGTTTCTGCTAGTCCAGGCGGAGATGACGCTTTAGGTATAGCGGTAAAATCCGTTACAGCAGGCCAAATGTGTCCAGTGCTTAGGAGGGGCAGAGTCAAAGTTACTGCTAACGGACCAATAACACGGGGTAAAGCAGTGTGCAGCGCTGCAAGCGGCAAAGTTACGCAGCTAGTGGATCAGGCAGTTAACGAGGGCGGCTCAGCGACCTATACCATATACTACAATCGCAAACTCGGAACCGCTCTTGAATCTGCAACAACTGATGGAGACCTAATCTTCATCGATGTGGAGAAGTGATAGCATTGAAACCCCGATTATTTGAATCAGTAATGCAGAAACAAGGCGAGCAAAGAGCACTATACGAGCAACTGAAGACAAAGACTGAGTCACCGTTCTTTAAACGCTATACCGCTATGGGCATCAAAGAAGGTCTGTTTAGTGACTCTGCGGGCGCATTGGGTAAGATGCATGATACGTTGGTTGAGGCGGCGTATCCTGAACTCATCGGCAGAAACATAATTAATGTTATGCCGACAAGTGAGGCTTTGGAACGTTTTCCGCTTGATGCTGACGCTGTAGCTTACCGCTATGCTGAAGGTGCCGTGACTCGGTTAAGCGGCAAAAAGAACACAACCGTCGACATAAACACTGACAAACTGGTCAGTTCCTCTGAGGAATGGACACGTGAATTCGTTGAGGACGCAACTTGGAACGTCATGGATAACATGGTTAACAAAGTCGGCAGAGCACTCGGCATCAAAGAAACCGAAGACATCATTAGCATGTACGGGGCAATTGCGGCAGGCGATTTAGCAAGTGGAGCAGCCCTAGCAGGCGGCGGCGCCGTCTTTAGCTGGGCTAAACTGCTTGAACTCTACAACGCGGTCAAAGGTGAAAACTGGAAGCCCACAGTACTAGCGCTCAACGAAACACAGCTAAACCAACTACTCAACGACGACAAATTCATCCATTCCCAATATTTGCCTAGCAGTGAGACGGAAATCGGGCAAGGTGTAATCGGTAGCGTACTTGGCATGAAGGTGCAAGCAAGCACTTTGGTGCCTAACGGTACTGCTTACGCGATTGATACCCGTGTCGCTTCCGTCATGTTGCTGCGCCGTGACGTTACAGTCGAGGACTGGGAGAGCGTCAAGGAAGGCAAGTATGGTGTCCGCGCTTCTACTCGCTACGGTCTAGGTGTCTTGCGTTCAGATGCAGTTGCCAAAATGACCAACATTAAGACTACGCTGACTTAGGGTTGAGGTTGCTTTTGGCTGAGTATGAGGGCAAATGTTCCAACTGCGGTCGCATCTACCATTCGCAACATGCGGATGTGGTGGTTTGCGATTGCTGGGAGGTTTGTCCCTTATGCGGTGCCAAGATGGAGCCTTACACGCCTGATTTAGCTGCTAACACGTATGGTAGAAATGGCAGGCGTGACTTGCTTGTCATGCGTGTATGCAATAACGTTGCGGGTCACTCTAACAATATCCCCTTTTTTAGTTATCAAAGACCTGTTGAAGTAGAGTTGGAGCAGTTGAGATAGATGGCACCGAATATCTTTGGGAAATTGCGGGAAGTTCTGAGTTATCAGCCTGTGAGCGGAGCTGCTTCGCCTAATAAGCGAACGTTTTTTGATTCTGCCTTGATTCCTTTGGCGGATGTCATGCGGTTGTACGAGCGTGACCCCACTTGCAAGGCAAGTGTGGATTTGCTGGCGGCTTCAGCGGTTGGTGTGGGCTTTTACACCACGGTCGATGAGAAATACGACAAAGCTGCCGAGGCTAAAGCGGTGGTGGACCGGTTCTGTGAAGACGTGAACTTGGACGGCTTGCTAAATGACATGGCTAAGCCTTTGATTGCCTGCGGGAACGATTTCTGGCTCAAGCTCACACCGCAACGGCTAGCTGATGTTTTGCGTATGCCGATTGATGCGGTGCAGCGGATTGGGCTTAGCAGTGTTCCCGACCTAAAACTTCCCTATCAGGTTACGGGTTATCAGCTTAAAAGCACATACACGGCTAGCGCGGGAGGTGAGCTTAAGCCTGAAGCTGTGATTCACTGGCGCCTTAGCGGTGATGTGCCTTCTGGCTTCGGCGTTGGTTTGCTGCAGGTGCTTTTACACACGTTAACCGTTGACTCGGATAATCGTCCGGCTGTTGCTTGGATGAAAGCCAAAATCGAGCGCATAATGCCCAAGATTTTTGAGAAGTATGCGGGACCTGACGTTTTGGCGATGCTGGAAGGTACAGATGAGGAAACGTGCAAAAAGTTTGAGCAGGCTATAAATAACCGTGATGAAGAGGGTACATGGCTTTTTTATAACAAGAAA